CCTCATTAAGTTTGAACGTATCAATGAAATGCTTCGAAGGGTTCGGGTCAAGGGCGCAAAGTATAAACAAAGGGTCATGGTTGGGACGCCGGAGGCCGCAGAGTTTTGGCTAGAAGAGTTTGTTGAAGCGCAAGAGAAAATAAACGACGAGACTCCTAATAATTTTAGAATCGTTTACTCAGACACGAGTGAAAATAAGTTTGTTGATGAAGGATATAGAAAGCAACTTGAGGGTTTGCTAGACGAACAGCAGTTGAGAGTTTTTGCTTCTGGTCAGATCGTGAGGCTTGGCAGCGATTATTTTTATTATGCATACGATGACTCAAGCAATGTCAGCTCGGACGCCATATACAATCCAAGCAAGCTTGTCCTGGTGAACCTTGATTTCAATGTGGGTAAAATGTCGGCATCTTTTGCACACAAAGAAGGCGGGGAAGAAAATAAAGTAATTAAGATATTTGATGAGCTGGAACTAAAGGGTGACTCTGATACTCGGGATATGAAAAAGGCGCTGCTCGCTAGATATAAACCTGAGCAGATGTTGATAACGTGTGACGCGGCGGGAAAGAATAGGTCAACAACCGGACTCAAGAATATGCAATCGGATGTTGCAATCCTTAGGGCGCACGCCGAAGGTATGCCAGGACTTGACGTCAGGTTTAAGTCTCACAACCAAGGCATGAGAAAGCGGCAACTATTAATGAATGGACTACTCTCAAAGCAAAAGATTATTATAAATCCCAAGTGCAAACTTGTCAGGCGAGACTTTAAATCAGTCAGGCAAGATAAAACAGACTTTGGCAAATCAAAGAAAAACCATGAATTGACACACTTTTCCGATGGTATAGACTATTTATGCGACTTTGAATTTCAGTTACCGGAAAGAAATATCACTAAACCATCAAGCGTAAGAAGGTATATGTAATGGACATGTTAAATATAAGTTATCGTAGACAAATACTAAACGACATAAATTCAGAAGAGAACAGAGATAGAAAAGCGGAGTCTCTTAAGCAATCTGAAATCTTTAGCGATCGCTTGTTTCAATATGTCAGAGAGGAATTGCGGCGGCATTTTAGTGAAGAGACTGTTAATGAAATGCCTATCGTCTCTTTTATAAACTTTTTGCGACGTATCGTTAAGCAAGAGGCTTCAATATACAAAGACGAACCTGTCAGGAAATTTTTTGCTAATCAGGAGATGTCAGATGAGCAAGAAGAGGCGATCCAAGTTTTATATAAAAAGATCAGGGCGAATGTAAAGCTTAAGAAGTCTAATCAGAAATATAAACTCCAGGACCAGTCACACTTGATGATAGTTCCCGTGAATGGAAAGATTAAAGTACGCGCTCTTTATTCTCATCAGATCGATGCTATTCCAGATGCCCGAGACCCAGAGCAAGCGGCGGGGTATATAGTTTCGGCCTTTGATAAAAACAGGTATTTGACATATCAAAAGTTTCAAAGCGCAACGGGCTTTGGTGGGCGCTCGCAGACAGGCACCCAGGGCGGTTCAGATATTGACTTAAAGGTCGCAGATAAGGACGACTATAAGAAAAGCTTGGAGTATTACACCTATTGGGACAAAGAATATAACTTTGTTTTTAATGGGCGGGGCGAGATCATTGACCCGGCAACAAGGCAACCCATCAAGGATCCTAGACCGGAAGACGTTGAAAGCCCTATTCCCGGAATCATTCCTATTATTGATATCTCAATGGACAAAGACCTTGAGTATTTCATTCGCTCAGGCATGGCAGTAACAGATTTCTCGACTCAGTACAACGCCACAATGTCCGATGTATGGCATATCTCACGCATGCAAGGATATTCAATCGGCGTGATAAAAGGGCCTGAAGGATTAATCCCACAAAGTACGCGGCTAGGTCCAAACCTTTTATTGCACTTAAAAACGAATCCAGATGAAGGGACTAGTGCCGGTGATATTGATTTTCAATTTGTTTCGCCGTCACCAGATATAGCCGCATCTTTAAGCCTTTTAGAAACGATGCTCATGAATTTCATATCTAGTCGAGGGCTTGACCCCAAAGAGATAGCGACAGATGGCTCAAAGGATTTTAATAGCGCCCTTGAACGCATGCTTGCGATGATAGATCGGTTCGAGGCGACCAAAGATGATTTTGATTTATATGAAAGAGTTGAAGAGGATTTTTTCGAGATAATAAAGGCCTGGGTTAACAATACTCCTGATCAACTTAATGAAGAGTTTAGAGTGTTTATACCGGAAGACGCAAAGATTAGCGTTAAGTTTGCAGAACCACAAATGGTTCAAACCAGACAAGAGAAAGTTAAGTATTGGCAAGAGCGTATTGATATTGGCCTGGCAACAAGAACAGATGCGATCATGGAGATTGAAGGTCTGACAAGGATTCAAGCACAGGATCGAATTAAGGACATAGATGGCGAAGAGACTCAATCGATCCCGAGGTAATTTCTCTCTGGACATTGATTTAATTAGTGCTTTTGGTGGTGAAGTCCCAGAGGATATTGCCTTGGCGTTTGGTCAGGAAATCATTGATCGTATACTTGAGCGCACGGAAAGTAATGTCGGTTCAGATGATAAGCGTTATCAAAACTATTCAGAAGAGTATGCCGATACCCTTGACTTTATGGCGGCAGGAAAGTCTCGAACCAATCCAAACTTAGATCTTACAGGTGACATGCTTGCAGATATAGATATTCTTGAAGCGAGTCCTGGTAAAATAACCATTGGTTTTAGCGACACACTTCAAAGAGATAAGGCCTACAACCATCACACTGGTGACACGGTTCCGCGCAGACCATTCCTGGATTTACCTGATGAAGTATACCGATCAATCGTGAATGACTTTAAAAGCGACATAGAAAGAAGAGAGGAGTCAGGCTCAGGCCCTACGGCGGCAACGGTTTCTCTGCTTGAGTTGTTGGAGCGTATCGATGGCGAAAGTTAAGATCAATAAAAAGATTCTTGAATCCACGATTGCTAAAAAGATAGCCGAGGTAAAAGGCGCTCTTCAAGGGAGAAAGCTTCTTGATGATGTTGGCGAGCAAATAATAAAAGATATAAAGCGAAACACCAAGACAGGAAAGGGGTTTGGGACTTCTCAGTTGAACGGTATAAAAAACAACAAGAGAGAGAGCTTGCCTAGCCTTGAAAAGTCAACAATTAAAGCAAGAAAATACTACGCCAAGTTCAATCCCACGACCCAGGTGTATAAGTCAGGAAGGTCAAACCTTTCTTTTAGTGGGCAGCTTATTGACTCGATCGCTTACGATGTAAAAAAGGGAAGAGTGGTTGTGTCGGCGAGCGGAAAGAAGCGGCGCGCATATAGAACATTGAAAGGGAAAGTGAAAAACACTCCTAGTAATGATGAAATCATTGGTTATCTTGAGAAAAAAGGTTTCTACTTTCTAGGCATAGACGACAAAACAATCGATAAAATAAAAACAATTGCCAAAAGGCAAATAAGAAGACTGCTTCGCAGTTGACACAAATCGTAAATGGAGGTTATTCTAATGACAGAAGAGACAAAAGCTCCCACGGAGCAAACGGACGAGTCCACGGCTAAGTCCGAAGCAAAACCAAACAACATTGACGCATTGGAACGAAAGAACAGAGAGCTTTTAGGGAAGCTTAAGTCTGAGAAAGAAAAGAGAGAAGAGTTCGCGAACCGTCTCGATAAGATCGAACAGGAGCGACTTGAGTCTCAAGGCAAGTATCAAGACATTAATAAAACCCTAAAAGAGCGCCTTGAAAGTGCTGAGAAAGATAAGAAAGATCAAGTTGACCGATTTAGATTTCGGGTTATTGATCAAGAGCTATCGAGAGCAGCGCTAGAAAATGGTTGTAAAAGGCCTGAGGTTATCCTTCGTTTACTAGAGCGTGAAGAGAAAGAGATGATTCAAATTGATGATTCATTCAAAGTCTCAAGGGATTCTATGTCTCCTGTCATTGATAGGGTAAAGGGCGAGTATCCTGAGTTGTTTGAAAAGGTCTCTGTTACGACAAAAGATATTGCTCCGACGAGAGATATCCCTTCGCAACAACAACAACAAAAAACAGAATCAGAATTACTAGAGGAATATGTTAACAATTTAAGCAAATAACGCTTAAGAAACAGGAGAAAAAGATATGCCAGTTGAACAAACTTCAAGCGCGGCCTCAACAGGACAAGCTTCAATTGCCGAGATGGTTCAGGCCAGATTAAGAAAAAAATCAAACCTAGCAAGCGCGTTCATGGACGTTACAAGCTTTGCGCAGCCAGGTGATAAGTCAATCTCTTTCCCGCGCTGGACAAACCAATTTAGTGTTCAAAAACTTTCAGGTTCACAAAAAGGTGATGACCAAGAAGCGCAGTTTGCATTAGACGAGCTAGAGCTTTCAGAGGAAGCACACATCCAGTGGCTTATTAAGAAGTTTGACCAGTCTCGTGCTAAGGTTCAAATCTTACAACAGGCCATTAACGAAGCAACAGACGCCCACGGTGCATCTTTTGGTGACGACATTTACACTGCTCTTGTTACAGGAATTCCGGGTGCCAACAAATTAAGCGATGGTATTACACAAGACGGCGTTGTTAATCTTATCGAGCGCGCTGACGAGGTCTTCATGCCAATGGAAGATAGGACTTTTTCAGTTGGTATTGGTGCTTACGCCTCACTTTTAAAGATCGATGGTTTTGTTGATTCTTCCAAGTCAAATATTGACATCGTAAGAAGTGGCCAGATCGGCGAGCTTTACGGCGTTCCAGTTATTAAAGATTATGCCGTATCTAAAGATGTAATGCTTTTAACTCATAGACAGGCAGTTGCATACGGTTTTGGCGCACTTCCGGCCATTGAAGATGAGAAGGCAATCGCTTACGGGACAGGGTCACGACGTTGGGTTATGGACCAGCTCTATGGGGTCAAGGAATTGAACCTTAACAAGCTTGTCGTTTCACAAGGTCTTGCTTAGTAATGGAGATAGGCAATCTAAATAAATCGCCGAGGTTCGTCAAAGCGTCGTCTTTGATGGGCCTACAGCGAAAGCTTGGATCGCTACAGTTCAAAGAGAACAAGCAGTGTAGGGTTATCAATATTTATTTTGATGGGTCTGATCACGTTGCTTGGTATTATGATGACAAGATAGATTTAGAAATAGAAAAAACAGGAGAATAATAATGAGCGTTTTAAGAAATGAAAAGCAGCTTGTACGGTTTGAATATGATTTTGCCGTCGATGGTGGTGCAATTGGTGATATCACACTTAGACCAGATGTAGTTGGATTAAAAGAAGGCATGATCGTTACTGACATGATCGTAAGATCAATCGAAGCACTTGCTAGTGATGGTTCTGCTACTGTTACTGTTGGTGATGGGACAGATGTTGATGCATTTTTTGCAGACCAGTTTGGCTCACTCGATGCTGACAACGACATTGTAAGAGACGGAACGCTTGCCTTGGAAATGGGAGCTAATGCTTCGTTGACTTTGAGTGTTGGTGTTGCTGATCTTACTGCCGGTAAGCTCGAGGTTTACGCCGAGTGCATTAGCAAGTAATGTCCATTGGTTCAGAGTCCATTAAAGATAGAGAGTTCAATAAGTTCGCTATTAAAAACGGGCGGCGTGTTGTCAACGTAGACGCGTCGTCTGTGCGAACTACTCAGTTCGGTGAAGCGTTGCAAATTTAAACCTGACCGAGGAATGGTAATGATTTTCCCAAACCTAAGCGTAGAAAAAACACTCCAAGTAAAAGATGCGACCAGGCTTGATGCAAGAAAGTCTATCTATCGAGATATTGCAAACGTGAAAGATGTAGAAATCTCGCCTGAGAATGATGGGCTTGGTGATCCTCAATATGTTTCTGTTTACGAGTCAGGAGACTTTCAACTTTGGTATCTAGACTATTTATATGAGACGGACGGAGAAAAAGAGATCACTTTAAGAATAACCGATATTGCGGATGTCACTAAAGTAACCTCTGAAACTATCACGGTGGTAACAGAGGAAAGCGACGCTCTTTTCAGTAAAGACAAAGACATAGTAGAGGCCGAGCCCGACGTTATGAGATATCTCCCGGAGGGCAAGACAAGTTATTTATACGCTCACCGGGAATCGCAGCGAAGGATACTAGCGTTCCTTGATGAGAATAGAATCTGGAAAAACGACGAGACCAGGTTTACTAAAGACGAAATTGTAGACGTTGA